CGCAACATCCATCAAGCCAGACCATTTCGATATACCACCCTCAAAGGTAACAGTAACCGGAATCTTAGACTTCTCTCGTACATGGCGAGACTTCTCGATGTTGATGATGAAGTGGTAGCCAGTGATCTCTTTGTCAACCTTCTCTTGCTGACGACCAATGATCCAGATAGCATCTGAACTGTAATAAGCGCCTGTGCCGCCTGAAACGATATCTTTAGGATAGAGACCGATCTCCTTATACGTATGGTTCACCGCAACAAGAGGTATATCTTTAAGATTCAAGTGCGGTGTGATCATACGGAACAGAGACTTCATCTGTTTCGCCCGAGACATATCTGCAACAGACTTCTCGTTCATCGCATCTTCAACTTCTTTCTTTGAAGCTAAGTTACCAATCGAATCGATGATGATACAAACTTTATCATTTTTAGTGATAGACTCCAGCTGCTTCATAATGTCGAACTTCAACTCTTCGACGTTCGTGATCGGCGTATGAATAACTTGATCCATGTTGACACCAAACGACTCGAAGTATGCTTGAGGTGTGCCAAACTCAGAGTCATAAAACAAGATTACTGCGTCCTTATACTTCTTCTGGTATGCAGCTGCCATGAGCAATGCGAACGCAGACTTGAAGTGCTTAGATGGCCCAGCAAGCATCAGCAGTCCAGGTACAAGACCACCGTCGACACGACCAGACAGCGCTACGTTGATCATAGGCACTGGCGTGGGAGACATCTCCTTCTTACCGTAGACCTTAGAATCGAGCAGAGGTGCAGTGAGTTTGATCGTAGAATTCTTGGCCATTTTTTCCATTAATGAGGACATCGCTTTTCTCCAGCTATTGTATTGTTGTTCAAAGAAGCTATTATAACACTATCTGTTGTAAAGGTCAAACAATTTCTTCTCAAATTGCTCAATTTTTTCGGTTCGATTGGGCCAGAGGATGTACTCCTTAGATGGGTTAGCCTTTAGGTTGTTCAGCAGTGGGGTGATTGCTCCGTATAGATCATCGAGCTTGTTCTGTAGTTCAGTAGCGCCTTGGGCAGATCCTGCTGCACTGGACTGGGCTTGTTGTACTACCTCTAGCTCATCCTCATCGACCGAACAAAAGCCGAAATCGTTAAACTCATGGTTCATGAAAAGAATCCTTCTAGTGAGTTGACGTACTCTAGTTCCCAGTTGATTGCATCTGACACCAACTTCAGGGGCTCTTTGAACGTCTTGTTAAATTGAGTTTCGTAATCTATGTACTGATTTAGACCAAACTCTTCGGGTAAGAAGTTTGTAAACGAGATGACATTCTCCATAACAGGATTCGGCATCTTCATGTAACAGAACTTCACTTTCGTACCATTCTTGATGGTCTCTTGGTTTAACTTAGATTTCTTAAGCTGCTGATTATATAGCAGAGCACCTCGAACGTGTATTGGAGTGCCCTTCTTGTAGATGGTATGCTGGTCACTCCACTTCTTAATATCACTAACGCCTCGAGGAAAAGACACGTCTTCTGGAGGCAAAGACTTGAACTCCTCGAAGAAGTCTGACACGAATTTCTGCAACTCAGCTTCATTCGAGTTTAGCATCAGTCGATACGCCTTAACGAACTTGTCTCGCACCACTTGAGGTGTAGACGACTTGACTGCCTCGATGCCCATGATCTTCAGCTTAGGCTCAGCGTATTGAACACCCTCGTTATTGTACACATTGAGAATGTAACGCTTCTTTGCCATCCAGATACCCTTATCGGCAATAGCTTCTCGGGACATCACCATTCGACTCTCATACGCATTCATACGAGTGAACATGGCATCATATGCCTTTGCAAGAATAGGCACAATCTTCTTCTCGCACGCTTGATCGATGAACTTAACAGGATCAGCTGGATTGACTGCGCTAACTAGTGGTTCCATATTAACATACAGCGAGTCGGTATCCATAGCAATAACATAGTCTATGTTATCGGACTTAAGTATATCATTCATCGAGGAGTTCATCGCTCGCTCAGCCCACTTGATCGCTAACTGACCAGATAGAGTAATACCCTCGGCGATTCTCATATCAAAGTATCGGAAGTACGCATTACCCAAACTTCCGTATAATGAGTTGAGCATGATCTTAATCGCCATCTGGTTATTATCCAGATTAGCCTTAATACGCTTCTTATCTTCGATCTGTCGCTTTAGCTCAAGTATCCGATCTTCTCTGTTGGTCATTTGCATACTTACCGCCTTTAGATTCATATAGATGTATAGTATACATCAAAATTTGAGTGGTGTCAATCAAATTATTAACAAAAGCCAACTCGGCCTTTTCGTAACACTCGTCGTATAATGCCGAGTCTACCGGCGTCCTAGTATCTGCCATCCCTTCGCCCTACCTCTCTTAATAATTGCGCCATCTGGCTTTGTTGAGAATGTCGAAACAGCAAGTCCCATCTCAACACACCATTCGGACAGCTGGCCCCGATGCAACTCGACGATCTTGCCATCAGGAGACTGTAACGTGTATGCGTGTCTACCTTCCCGCATACCAGCGATGATGTCTTCCCGATTCTCGACCCAATATGTCTTATTAGAAGAACTTATGGCGATCTTAGATTCCACAGAGTGAAGGGATCCAGTCCAAGCAACGGCAGCTTTTTGTCGATTTGCTTCGGCTGCCTTAAGGAACTTTTCGGTTTGATAACTACCATTCGACCTTTTAATAGCTACGTGCCGGTCTACATTTTCACTTTTTCGCATATAATTGTTATCACCAGACTGATCGATATGCGCATAACCCCCTACCCCACCAGCCGTCATGTTGTATGTCATAGGGCCTTTCCATATTCCCTCAAGTAACTCTTTCTCCTTTTCGTACGCTTCAGACTCTGTGTCAAATGTGTATAGAACTTCTTTAGTGAAGCAATCTAGTCCATGCTTCGCAATAGCCCGCTTTATTGCAATGCCCGATCCCATATAACTATCATAAGGATCGTCGGTTTTATGAACTCCGATATAATACTTCTGGTTCTGCTTATTGGTGATCTTGTATACAGTTTGCATTTGGGGAACCCTTACTTTGACAATCAAAGTATTATTTATACAAATCGCTATCTCCGAAAGTATGGGTTCCCAAAATAGTCACGCACGTTCAAGCTCGTTAAGCTCTGTTTGCAATAGCTGTAGCTCAGCATCCGCCGACAACATAGACTTCTTAATTTCTCGACGTTCGTCATATAAGTCGATAATGATAGACGGCATTACACCACGCTTCTCCTTGGTGTACATAGACCCATTGACAGCAACAGATAGGTTTCGTTCACGTAATTCAGGATCGATGTCGTTGTCGAGATAGTAATCAACCCCACTAGCTCTAATGTCACCGCATTCCTCTAGAAGGGTCTCAGGCGACATATTATACTGCACAATCAGATTAGGATAGAGTGAGTTCAAATCGAAGGATGTCACCCACTTACTCATACCAACGTGAGGGTCTTTTACGTAGCCACCTGGATACGGCTCTTTGACCTTCCGAGTCATCGGCGGCACAGCAATCTTACGCTCATTTAAGTATCGATAGATGATACAGTCCCAGATAGCAGTCGTACCAAACGTATCCATATAGTTAACTCCACCCTTATAGGCAACAGTCAGTGCTAGATCCATGAGACCCGTCTGCTTATCGATCTTATCGACCAGCATTACATCGAGGATGTTGTAATCAATGAACTTTTGATAGTTATTCTTATACAGGGTGTGCAGACTTCCATACTCAGCATAGGATAACTTCTTTTGACCAACAACCACGGAGGCAATGTGATCTAGGGTGTACGATGCCTGTGTTCCATAGCTATACCCGAACTTCTGAAACAAGTCGAAGTAATCCATCTGCTGAACACCATATACTTCATAAGCATCGAGGCTCTTGCCCTTGACGTTAATCTGACGGTACTTGGTAATGCCGAAGGGAGAGAACTTCTTAACAGTATCATCACCAAGGATCTTCTTCGTACGATTAACCATGTACGGTATATCGAAGAATCGAATGTTCCAGCCAGTGATAATATCAGGAGTATTGTGCATCCAGTACGTGAGAAACTTCAACATTAGATCGGACTCACCAGCGCATTGGACGTAAAGGATACGTGCGCCATCGAGATCTAACTCAGTCTTACTCGGATCATAAGAATCGAGACCCCAGACATAATA